ACCAAACATACCGGCCATATTGCCAATCTGTTGACCGCCTGGATAAGACTGAGCAATCATGCTACTCGAGTCAAGTCCCATGGCTAGGGGCAGGTTTATCCCACGGGGCATGATTCCACGTTGGCGAAGTTCTTCATTTAGTTTTTCATTCTCTTTTGTGCCCCCTTCGTATAAGCGTTTTAATTGCTCACCTGAACGTCCACCAACGCTACCGGGCCTGCGATTGATATCAAAACTTGGGCTGCCTGCAAACAAATTGCCAGGGGCGCCGGGTACGTTTGACTCTCCGTAATAAAACATGTTTATCCCTTTTTTGTTCTTGTATTCTACTCTTCTAAAACCACGTAACCTGCAGGGTCGTTGACCTTGGATATCACAATACCTTCACCTCTTACATCCCAGTTGAGTAAATCTCCTTCTTGCCAGCAGAGATCTTCCATTACTTCTTCGGGAAGAACGATGAACTGATCTCCGTTTTCGTCTTCCTGAACCTCGAGGACGTAGCTCATTTCGATAAAATCTTTTCCATTAGCTTATCAAGCTTATTATTAATTTCGCGAAAGTTATCATGCATTTCTTGGATTTCCCTTAAGAAATCAACTTTAAGAACGTATTCCATTGGCATCCTATTGATCTGATCTTCCAAGAGATCAATCCTCCTTTTCTGTGATCCGGTGTAATCAAAGGCTTGTTGGATTCTTTCTCTTTGACGATCAAGAAGACGGTTTGCAGCCCAGCTTCCTCCAGTAACGGCGGATATAACAGCTGTCAAACCGATTGCAAGATACTCCGGACCCACTAGACCAAAAAATAAATTCCTTCTTACAATTTTAGGTTTAGTAATCAACTTGCAACTGGCCTTTTCTTGCCAAACCTGTAACAAGCCAGACCAGAGCGTCGACACAATCATCGTGGCTACTGACGCCAAAGTTGGTAAGTTCTTCAAACATATTAGTGAAGTTTCGATAACGATTGAAAATAATCTTGCGATCTTCAAACATGCCCATGATTCCACGGAAGCGGGCAAGCTTATCTGCCCTGAAACCTTTAACTGGATGCCAAATCAAGTTATAAAGGCTTTCCTGGTTTAAACAAACTCGTTTGAAGTCTGCTTCCAGGGATGCCTGGTACTGCACTGCTTCTGACCAAATATCACACGTTGAGTAGGTTGGGAAGTAATTATCGTTTGCATCTTTACCAAGGATTGACCAATCATTTAAAAGTTCTTTAAGAGCATCTAGTTTTTCAAGGTTACCCATTACACGCAACCTGCGGTAATCAATGATATGGATGCGGTCGCCAATGCGTCCGCCAAGAACCATTACTGTGTAATCATTTTTTTCTTTAGTGCCAGCAGATAGATCGACCCCAACTCCAAGCGTGTCAAACTCAGTTGCAATCTCTGCTTTAACAATCAACTCAGGCGCGAGAGAAAGCTCGTTCTGCCTGATGATTTGATTCATGTACTGGAAAGAAAAAGCAATAGGTGCCTGCCTTTTCTTTTCTTTCAGATAATCCAATGACCACATGTCAGGCCAATAAGAAATTTCATCTCCTGTCTTGGGATCATTTTGAATTGCAGATAAGACAATCTGTGTCCAGTTGTTCTGTTCATTGAATGTTGTTGCATGAATGTCATCATGACGGAAGCGCGTTCCAAGGCAGATTGCACGTCCACCTTCAAACATGGTGGGAGCGATCACAGCATTCCAGTTGTCCTGCATCATCTTCCTGATGTCAGGGTTTGAGATGTCTGCAGCAGATTTGATCGCGTCATCAATCATGACTAGATGAGAACGCTTGGAGGTCACCGAACCCTTTAGACCTGCCGCGCAGAGTGTAAATTGTTCGTCACCAGTAACGTCAATGCCTGCAAATTTATGATCAATTGACCAGTACTCATTACTGGTTACATTTTTCAGAAGCCTTACTTCAGGGAAAACTTCTTGATATCGTTTGCTTTCGATAATACGTTTGATGGTTGCAGACTTAGAACGTGCAATATCAACCGTATAAGAAAGGTAAAGGATCTGCAGCGGTTTCTTTGCTTGAGTATGGATGCCAATGGCCCAGGCAGTAAGCAGACCAAGGACTGTGCTCTTGGCTGAACCACGAGGGGCAAGTAGGTCTACGTTTGGACCAGCAATCCGCAGCAGGCAACTACTGTCCTCTTCTGTCACAAAGTGCCGATGCCAATCTTGGTGATGCTTGGCAGGTGGTTTATCTGCAACGTATTCACAAAAGTAACCAAAATCTTCCCTTGCTTTCTTCAGATCATCAAGGTTTTTATTTGGTTTTAGCTTGTAATTCTTGGAAGCAGCTCGTGCATTCCTGCGATAAGCGAGATGTAGATAAGAAGGCACGAGTTGTTTAGCTAGTTACTGAATACTAACTTATTCTTTTTTCTTCTTACGTTTTTTGTTTTGGTATTTACGTGCTTTGTCCAGGGCGGCACGACGCTTCTCGTTATCGTCCATCTCGGTGCCGTCTTCTTTTTTTGCATCCTTCTTCTTGAGGTATTCAAGAAGCTGAGGAGGCATTTTGCGTTTTGCCATAACTAATCTTTTTATTTATTTTAAGCTTTGGTTATTCTTCTAGTTGCATGCGTGCCCAGACGCTCATGCTTGCTTCGTGCAGAGGGTTTTCAATTGGATCATCTTTAAAGATAAACATCAGTTCTCGGATTGCACGATCAGCACCAGCCATCAAGAGTCCTTTGCGATCTTTTGAAGAAGTATATTGCTCAACCTGGTGAATTGTGCCACGCAGTTCTTTTTGCATTGATGCAATGCGTGCGACGCCAGCATCACGTTTGACAACGCAATTCTCAATATCTTCTCGAAGCTTGCGGATGTCCTCCCGCATTTCTTCGATCTCAATCAAAAGGGTTTTGCGGTGATCAGGCTTTGGGTAGTGTTTTTTAATCCAAGTTTCACACGCAAGAATATTTCCCACATAGCCAAGGAACCTGGCATAAAGGAAGCATTCAATAAAGGAATAGTTTTCACATGCAAACGCATGTAAGGATTCCTGAACATCTTCAGGTTGCTCTACAAACCAATCTTCAAAAGCACCAGTGTCAATGGTGCTTTCTTCCTTAGTACTTATAAGCTTGTTTTGCTGAGCGTTCATTCCAATCCTTTTGACGGCGTCGAGATGATTCTAACTCAAGCAAAGTACTACGGAATTTTTCTGGGTCAAACTCAGAAGCTTTTGCTGCTTGATCCGTCAAAAGACTTAGATAATCTTGTTGGCGACGATCTTGATCACTCCTGAATTCATCTAGGAAACGTTGGATGTCGGTATCAAAGTTTGCAGCAGCATTCTCCCTGTCCTCTAGGAAGTTTTCTTGGCCCAGACCAAGATCTTCTAAGAACTTCTCATCAAAACCAGAGAGTAGTTCTTCTGATTGTGCTTCGAAATCAAAGCCACCGCCTGATTCGCCAGCAGCACCTGCGCCAAATTCGCCACCGCCTACGGGTTCGCCACCAGTAAAGGAATCATCAAAGCTTTCACCAGCTCCAGTGTTAAATCGATCGACGACTGGATTGGGTGTATTTGTGCCCCCTCCTGTTTCAGTTGTTGGCCCAGGGCCGCCACCTTGCGACAAACTCTTTTGGAGATTTTTTACCCTTTGTACTTGGTTTTTACTCCCAACATCTTTTAGCTTGCCTAATAACTTTTTAAGACGTTCAGGAGTGGTGACCTGACCACCTTCGGAACTACGGATAAGATCTTTAGCTTTCTGTGCGATATCCTTTGCCTTTTGTTTTTGATTACCGCCACCGCTGCCACCTTGATTTTGTTTTTGATTGCCGCCACCAGAACTTACAGCAGATTTTTTTGCGCCGCCAGGGACAGTACCTGCAGGTACTGAAGCAAATGGATTTGTTGTAACTTTTTTATTTTGTTGGTTCTGTTTATTTTTATCTTGAGATTTTTGCTGGGAAAAAGTGCCAGTGACTCCTTGTGGGCGGGGCTGAGGACGATTCTGTGGCTTTGGCGATGCCTGCTGTTGCGGGCGAGGCTGAGGACGGGATGCTGCCTGCTGTTGAGGACGTGGCTGAGGGCGTGGTGCAGCCTGCTGTTGAGGACGTGGCTGAGGGCGTGGTGCAGCCTGAGGTTGCCTGGCTGCTATCTGAGCAAACGGATTTGAAGC